TCATGATTTCTTATGTTTTAATTGATATTGTTTCCGTTGCTTGCAGGCTATTCCAAAAGCCGTTCTTATCTCGTTTGAATAATTTCGGATATCTTCTATTGATTGTAACTGAATCCATTTATATCCGGTTCTGTTCTCTGTAACAAAACATATCCGCTTGCTGTACGGCCTTAATGATACACGGCATACCCACCAATATTCATGTCCAGTCCAAATCAGCAGATAGCCTTTGAAACTGGTATATGATATTTCACTTTGTTCCCCAAGAACAGCTCTGATTATATTGTATGTGTCTGTTTCCTCCCGTGTAATCACTGCATCTTGTTTGTCACCTATAACAGCCATTCCATCGTTCGGTGCTTGTCGTGTTTTCTCTTCTTTCACCAGTATGGCGGTATCCGGTCTGCCTGAAATCATCCCTCCTATCACGGACAAGATAGATTTCCTCACAATCGGTCTGTATTCTTCGATCAGCTTCGGTGTGGATTTCCCGTTATTAAGACTTCTGACAAAATACCTCGTAAACTCATCGCCCGGCGACTGGAAATTCTTTGCAAGAATCTCCTTTATCTGTATCATCATTTGCAGTTCCTTTGCCGTGCTGAGTATTTCCGACTCATTGTAGCATGACTTGTGGAACTTCTTCATTTCCTCTATATCTGCATCCGACAAGTCCAGCATATTCACCACCAAGAAAGGTTTCTCGTCCATGATGTTCGTCTTGTCAAGATCCGCATAAAACCGATACTCGATACCGTTTGTAAGCACCCCAAAGCGTGCGTTGGACGCAGCATAGTATTTTGAAAGCTGGGTGTTGTGCAAGTCAAGGTTCTGCTTACAGTGCTTGCATTCTATCAGAAGAATCGTCCTGCCATCCTTTTTGATGGCGTAATCTATCTTATCACCTTTCCTTGTCAGATCGCAGTCCATTTCAGGCACTACCTCAAAAGGATTGAATACATCATATCCCAACGCCGTTATTATGGGCATGATGAAGGCGTTTTTGGTGGCTTCCTCTGTCTGGATGGCATCTTTCTGCTTCTTTATCCTTTCTGCAAGCTGAAGTATATTGTCTTTGAAATCCATACCTATTTTATAAGTTGTTTATAAATTCGGTCGCTTCATTCTGTTCAGTTCCGGTGTATTCCATATACTCCCTTACAGCCTGCTCGATATACCCACGGGATTTTAAGACGTTCCACTTCTTTATTTTCCGCTGGTATTCTTCACTGCTTCGGTCTATAGTAGGACGTTCTTTCTTTGGCTGTTGTGCTGAAGTGCTCTCCTTTTTGATTTCGGTTGCTGCTACCACCTTTATATCACCTTTGCTCTCTTTGTTGTTGTGCTGCTTGGGTTCCTTCATTTCCGACGCTATTGTTTTCAGCAGTGCCAACATTTCACTGTTTTGCTTTTCGTACAGCGCCTTGATGCCTGCTACATTATTGGTCATATTCCACACCTTGAAGAACAAGATTATCTGCAAGATTCCGAAAACCAAGCAAACGATTGCTAGAATTAATGTAAATGTTTCCATAGTGTATTATTAATTAAATTTCATTTAGTCATCCTTTCCATTAAAGACAGCAACCTGTCCACCTGCTCTTGCGCTTTCGCTGTAAGTCTTTGCTGTTCCATCAGACTTTCCAATGCCTTTTCCAAAGCGCTGGTGGTATTCACGTTATTGCCGTTTCCTGCTACAGAAGTTCCATGATGGTCGCTATTGGCAATATATGAAGATGTATCGTTAAGCATCTCCCCTTCTCCCGTAAGAAGCCAGTCAGTATTAAGTTCAGGGAATTTTCTCTGAATATCCAGCAAGCCACGTTTGCCTACGGAATTTTTAATCTTGTGCACATAACCATTGGATAGTCCACAAGCCCTTTCGAAATCTGATATTGAAATCTTCTTCGATGAGATGAAATCAAAAAGCCTACTCTGTACATTCATAAACAACAAGTTTAATTAATATTAAAATCCACTGATTAATCACTGAGTTTTCTTGTTTCTTAGATAATATATTTATCTTTGCATTACAAAATTAGTAAAACAATAAATAAATCAAAATAATATGGCAGAAAAAGAAGAGAAAAGCCCGATTACACCAACGCTGAGAGTGATGAAGATAGGTGAAGAATTTACTTATCCTATTCAGATGATGACTTCCGTCAGAACTGTATGCACCACATACGGACTGCAATGGGGAAAGACATTCAAAACCCGTATAGACAGAGAGGCTAAAACAATTACAGTAACTAGAATGAAATAAATTATGTTTGGATTTGGTAAGTTAGTCAAAAGACACAAACTGTCTGTTGCTGAAGAAGCGGAGTTGCGCAAATGGAGTTATAATACAGCTTCTTTCGTTAAAGACTATTACAGATATTGTGAGTCAAAAAACATTCCAACCATTCCTGAAGATTTGCTTGCGGAAAGGTTGGAACGCTCCGAACAATTATTCAAATGGCTTACGACAGGGCATTTTTAATAAGAGTTATGACTTCCTCATAACTCTCACTAATATTATAGTTAATGTATTCAAAACCATTCTTTTTGTTACTTGACGGCATTTGTATGCCAATGATAGCATTATTGAAGAGTGATTCAACAATAAAAATAGATGATACATTAATCAACACCTTGGTAGTAGGTGCATTCTCATGTGTTATCACATGAACTTCGATAAAATTTTTCATGATTCTTAATTTTATAAGTTGATATTGCAAAGTTAAGAAAAGCCTCTGAAAAAGACATGAGTTGCCGAATCGAATTGGCTCAGAGGCGCGATTTTAAAGAGTTCTTTGACATTTTGGAAAACACAATAAAGAAAACTTTCAGCACATCAATTTGTCTTTAACGTGATGAGTATGCTTGGTGTGAGGCACAAGTATCGCTGAAAGTATGACCTTCAGATACAGCCTGTGCGGACGTAGTGAATATTCCGTACAGGCACGAGTTTTAAAAATATCAGATTATAAGATTCATATTGAATAGTTCACTCAGTGGTACAACACAATTAGTAACAGCATTCAATATCAATAGCACATTACGTTAAATAAAGTTTAACTAATTGATAATCAGTTGTTTATATTTGTATAATCCTCTTTAATAAAGTATCTTTACAATATCAAAATAAATCCATAAACAGCAAGGATATGAAAAGATACGATTTAAGCAGAATAATGACAAGAGCGCATTACATTTTCGGCCACACGTTCAATACCACATTCAGCTACTGCCTGACAAAAGCATGGACGGAAGCCAAAGAGGAAGCAAGAATAAGCGAGGAGAATGCAAGGCGTGCCGCTGAATATAAGGCAAAGTACGGAAACCGCGATTACAGGAACTACCGATCCTATTACAGTTCACGCATGGGACGCAATGACTGGAGATGCGACTACCGCAATGATGCCAAAGCAACAGTCATCCGCTCGTTCAATGCAAGATGATGGTTGTATATGACAGATTCATTTGCCAGACTCTATATAACCCCATCCCCTCCCGTAAGATTCGGGATAACAACCGGTTTAAGCCATTGAGGGGATCATCAGTATGCTAGTCTTATTTTGTTTGTGTGTTAGTCACAATTCTTTATGTATCTAATTCTGAAAAGTTCCAGATGTTCCGGTCCGTGAGGATAGGAACACCACTCCACTCTGTCACAGGTGCGTACAATGGGCATGAATCATTATCTCTATATTCATTTGCCAGGTATGGAGGTTCGATACCTCACAGAGTGACCAAATATCAAATCTTAATTCATTATGGAAAATAAATATCAGATAACAGGTTACCAGCTTGTTTATGCCAATGGAGGAAGGGATACAGTAAAATTGCAGACCCCTGTCATTATAAGCGACATAGAGGGATACAGACGTAAGATACGTTCTGTTCACAACTGTATCAGTGTCAACCTCAGTTATATCGAACTGCCGTGAGATTTTACCGCAATGTACCAACTATAAATCCTGAATATCATGTTAAACGAGGAAGTATTGAAAATCGTCCTGAATGACAAGACATTCGGACAGAGAGAAGCCGCCACTATCGTGGGCGGACGAGGAAGGTTGTTCAGACTGGTAGGTTCTGGTGCCATACGTGCCGAAAAGAAACCTGCCGACAGGCAGAACGGAAGATGGTACTGCAACGCCTTTGATGTACTGAAACACGCCGCGCTCAAATAGATTATTTGAATTTCAAATAGTTATATAAAGTTAAGATACTGATTTTTAAAGTTTTACAATTTTGCACCCAAAGTAAAAATAGTTAACTTTATATCACTATAAGAAACTAATAAACAATAAGTTATGAAAGTATTATATCTCATTTGGTTTGCTCTGGCAGCTATCGTACATGGTACAATAGACAATCTTGACACCGCATTCTGGGTATCAATATCCGCATTCGTGGTATTATCTCTCATACTTGCCGTGAGAATTGACAGAAAAAATAATCTTAAAAACATATATAATGATGAGAACAGACAATGAGTTGCAGCAGATGAGCCATGATGAGCTTATTGAACAGGTGAAAGGATTGCAGTTCCAGCTTGCCGGTATGGAGCTGGCTGAGAAAGAGAACGCAAGGATGAGGGAGATTCTCTCCGCTATCGGCATTATTTATGAATCCTATAAGACGGACTGTCATGAATGAGGAACTTGCACGGCTGGAAGCCGAACTTGAGAAAGTGAAAGGGTGCGGGTTGGAATATCTGCCTGAATACGGTTTCTCTTCCAAAAAGGAAATCATGCAGCTTATACAGGAGGATATAAACGAATTACGCTCGGAGATGGAATGCATTCAAAAGGATTACGCTACTGACGAACTTGAAGAAGAGCGCACTAGGTTGTGCATCCTTCAGGGAATACCAAGATATTGTTGAACTTTAAAATATTCAAGAGTGATGGAAGAAAACAATCAAGTTACAGAATTACAGATTATTCAGGCCAAACAAGCGGCCGAGTTTGCAATGACACCGGTAGGACAAACCGTGAAACAGTTTGAGGTCATGCAGCGCATGGCCAACATGTACACAACAAGCACAATCGTTCCGGATACGTACAAGGGAAATGTGGGAAACTGCGTGATTGCGCTGGATATGGCCATGCGTATGGGGTGTAATCCGCTTATGTGTATGCAGAATCTTTATATCGTGCATGGCAACCCTGCTTTCAGCAGCAAGTTCCTGATTGCCACTATTAACGCAAGTGGCCGTTTCTCCCCACTCCGTTATGAGTTTAAGGGAGAAGAAGGTACGCCGGAGTACGGATGCCGCTGCATTGCTTATGAATCGTCCGACAAAGACCACAAGGAACCGCTTCATGGTGACTGGATCACCATGGGAATGGCTGAAAAGGAAGGCTGGACCAAGAAGAACGGTTCCAAATGGCAATCAATGCCAAGCCAGATGCTCCGTTATCGTGCAGCCGCTTTCTGGCAGCGTGTTTATTGCCCGGAAATCTCAATGGGGCTTATCACCAAAGAGGAGGCAGATGACATTCAGGATGCCGAATATGAGGAAATTATTGATAAATCAGCAAAAAGCAACAAACTTGCCGAAATCGCTGCAAAAGCCGCAGGAGTCAAGGATCACCCCCGCCCGGAACAACCGACAGATCAAACTCAAGACTACGCGAATAATAAACCTACTCGAAAATCATTGTTATAATGGAAATACAACATTCTATAGAATGGTTCCGTAAGCGGCTCGGTAACTTCACCGGGTCGCAAATCGGACTCCTAATGAAGAAAGGGAGAAGTGATTATTTTTCCGATACTGCCAAAACTTATATTTATCAAGTTGCATCAGAGAGGGATATGAATCCTGAAATTATCAATGATGATGTCGAGTTTGAGAAATATCTGCATCAGGTCTGTGTCAACACCAAGGCGATGCAATGGGGTACTGATCAGGAAGAAAATGCCAGAGAGCTGTATGAACGTTTGACAGGAAGACATATAGTTGAGACAGGATCATGCAAACACCCTGCCATAGAACATTTCGCAAGCAGTCCTGACGGTTATTATTACGATGAAGAAACCGGTGAAAAAGGCTGTCTGGAAATCAAATGCCCTATTCAAAGCACTTTCATGAAGTATAAAAGTGAAATACACAACAATGCGTCGCTGCTTGATGTCAAGTTCGAGTATTTCTACCAGTGCATGGCCCATATGATGTGCACAGGTGCGCAATGGACTGATTTTGTTATTTACAACCCTTTCCAGAGCAATCCTATTCATATAGTAAGGATATTGCCGGATGAAGCGGTGTTTGCCGAAATGGAGAAGCGCATTCGTGTGGCTGATGATATTGTCAAAGAACTGATTGAAGCGGAATGACGGGACAACTATTGATAAAAGAAACCCAGTTGCAACGTATCATACGTAAAACTGGAAGAAAACCATGCGAATGCAAATGCTCGTTATGCAGGATGCAATGTCACACACCATGTCTGGGTACTCCTCAGGATATAGAGAGGCTCATAGATGCCGGATATGCCGACAGGCTGGCTCCCACTTTGTGGGGAGCCGGGATAATCATGGGCGTGATTGATATTCCCATCCCCATGATTCAAGCTGTTGCGGGTGACGAATACTGCATATTTTACCATAACGGACTATGTGAACTTCATGACAAGGGATTGAAGCCTACCGAAGGACGTTTGTCACATCATTCCACACGCCTTGATAATTTCAAGGCCTCTAAAAGTATATCTTGGAATGTCGCTAAAGAATGGCTTTCCGAAGAAAATGCAGAAGTTATTGAACGTGTAGCTGATAAATTTAGTAGAAACTTAAAAACAATAGAACAATGAATACACAGATAGCAATCCAGGAAAGCGATCTTGAACTGATCGTCAGTGAAAAGACGTTAGGTAGTCTTACTACCAACGCAAAGCAAATCAGAGATATGGTAAAAGCCGCTTTGCCAATGTATGATATCTCCAATTATAACGATGAGAATATCGATCAGGCAAAGAAAGACAAGGCAGCTTTAAACAAGGCGGCGAAAGCCCTCAATGCCAAACGTCTTGAAATTGAGAAAGAATTTATGAAACCTTTCGGGGAGTTCAAGGACGTTGTAACCGAAACCGTGAAACTTATCGGCGAGTGCTCTGCCAAGATTGACACGGTAGTCAAGCAAAACGAACAGCAATACAAGGATAGGAAGAAAGCCACTATCAAGACTTACTTTGATGGATTGAATGTCAACCTTGTAGACTTCAATAAGGTTTTCAAGTCTGAGTGGCTCAACAAATCCGCAAGCATGAAGTCTGTATGCAACGAAATTGATTCCATATTCTCCAAAGTCGAGAACGAACTTTCCACGCTGAAGGGGTTTGGTGAGGATTTCGATGTCCTTCATACTTATTATATGGATACGCTCAATATCGCATCCACCATCCAGTATGCCAACCGTCTGAAGGAGCAGCGTGAGCGTGCCAAAGCAGCAGAAGAAGCGCGTATCAAGGCAGAGCAGGAAAGAAAACAGGCGGAAGAAGCCTGTAAGTCCACTGAGCTACAACAACAGCAATCCCCACGTCCTACGAATCCGTTTGACAGGTTGAGTCAAGGATCGGGCATCCCATCCTCACCGGTCGGACAACCCAAAGAAACTTTCTCTCCTGCCCAACCCGAATTACTGACACGAGCTTTCAAGGTTATCACTACCCGTGAGAATATCATTGCTTTGGGTGATTTTATGAATGAACGAGGCATTGACTTTGACAAGATTGAAATCCCATGAAGAGAGATGAACCTGTGCAGGACAGACATGGAGAACATTATCCGCCTCCTTGACAAAAGTGCGGAACTGATAGACAAGTATTGCCGGAAACCCTGTGAGCAGGACAAGGCACGTCAATGCAGGAAAATGAGTAAGAAACTTAAAAACAGGATTAGCAATGAACACAATAACAGTTAGAACAGAAGTGGATGTTGATCTTGATGATTACGCAGATGAATTTCTTGAAACATTAAGCGATGATGAATTATTAAAAGAATTACAATCAAGAAAAGTGTCTGTATCAGAAGAAGCCCAAGTACCATTTCTCGGAAATATGAATAAGGAAAATGCCAAAAGATTCCTATGTACTCTTGTAGGACAAAGCTTTTGTGTGTCAAATGAACAACTTATCAATGCCATTAAAGAATACATTTAAAAAACAAAACAGACAATGAAAATTACAATCAACAAACCGACAAAATTTGAAGCGGTCTACTTAGAAGTGGATGCAGGTGTACGCTATTGGGAAGACGCAGAAGTAAACGGAGTGAGAGACATTGATTTGTGCGAGAGTAAAGGCATAGGTAACCCTCTTATGCCTTGTGCTGTACAAATAAAAGAAGAGGCTGATTACAATATATATTCAGATCATTATCGTTGGCGACCTATTATAGCAATTGAGACAGGACAAATAGTCAACTGGACGCAAGGAACAACTGCCAATGTTCACTATAAAGTGTGCGATGATTTTATATGTGATATTACTGATGAAGACCACATCGCCATTGCTTCTTATGACGGCTATGTACCTAAGATTATGTGTCCGGCAGATGAAGGATATGGCGACTACATCATTATGAATATTGACGAAAATGGATTTATTCAAGGATGGGAAAAAGAATTGATTAGTAGAATTATAAAAGAGTATGAGGATTAAATGAAAGCATTATTTAAAATGGACTTCGATTGCGGAAGAATGGGCAATCTTGAAGGAGTATTTATTGCAGACACAGAAGATGTCGAATACTTAGTGAATAACAAAATCAGTGTTTACTTCGGTGAAGTACTTGGCAAACACTCTGAAATATCCGGGTGTGTGGCTGAAAGTGAAATCAAACAAATAACCACCGATGAAAATGTAATCAAGATAGTTGAAGAATATGGGCTCAACAGTGGGTATAATCCATTTGAATACACTCTTTGTACATCAGAAACGGAAGATATACCAGATAACGGAGTTGATTGGGATGATTGTACTGTACAAGAATACATAGACTTTATGAGGAAAGGTATAATACCCCAATATTACGAGAAAGATTATAAAGAATGGCTAAGTAGCCAAAAGGAGGATTAAATCATGCAAGACTATATTTCAGATTGGTTCATCCCGATGGACTTTGGGTATGACATTCCGGACGAAGAGCCGGACGGTGAGGACAACTTTAATTTTGACTGAGAGTGGTATGAAAGAGTATATTTATTTAATCCTGTTTCTGATAATAGGAATTGTTGTCGGGAATAGAGTATTCAATCACTTACACGCATGGCTGGGCGTAACAATAATATCAGCCACAATAATTTTCTTTATTTACAAACTGATTAAAACATTGAAAGATGAAAAGACTGATTAAGTTAACGATGGTATGTATGACCTTAGTAATGTTTGTCTCCTGTGAGAGAGTAGCCCCTAATTATGCAGGTGTCCTTATGGAGAATTACGGCAAGCAGGGAAAGGAGGATTTCAAGATTGTTTCCGGCAAAGTGTCCACATGGGAATTGGGCACAGAACTTTTTCAGGTTCCGCTATTCGATCAGCGTGGAGAATTCGCTGAAGCTGTCACACTGAAAGCTGCCGACAACACGGAGTTCAAGGCGTGTCCTACATACAGCTATAAAGTTATCAAGAACCGTGCCATTGATGTTGTCTTTGACAACAAGCATATTGGCCGTGGAAGTGACTTTATGTCTTCGTTGGAAGATAACATCTTGGAACCACGTATATATGATTTGATAAAGGAAGAAAGTCGAAAGCATAAGACCGATAGCCTGATGGCTGACGGAGGGTCGTTGGTATTTGAGAAACGGTTGGAACAGATAGTTGACATGGAGTTTGAAAAAAGAGGTCTGCAACTGCTCACATTCTCCGCACAACTGGAGTTCTCCGAAAAGGTCCGTGAGAAGATTGACAGCCGGAATGAAGTGAACACCAATATATCCGTACTGGACCAACAGATTGAGGAACAGAAGAAACGCAACGAGCTGGAACAGTTGAAAACCGAACAGGCTCTTATCCAGTCAAAAGGTCTTACCAAAGAAATTCTTTACAAACAGTTCATTGACAAATGGGATGGGAAGTCGCCGATTTACGGTTCTATCCCTGATTTGATCAGAATACAGAAATAACTTTGTTACCTTGCCTTCCCGGTCTGTGAAGATAGGGAGGCAAACGGGAGGTTGGCGGAAATGGCAGACGCTAATCAAGATGTAAGGTGCAAAATTCTAGGATAACCGTTAATATCCAAGCCGGCAACCTACGAGACATCTTAGGGGAGCTGACTTGAAATCAGTGAACTGCAAAAACACCACTCATGCAGGTTCGAATCCTGCACCTCCCACTATAAATGAATAAACGTTGAATATCAAACTTTAAAAGAATTAATTATGATGCATACTTGGTTTGAATGCAAAATCCGTTACGAAAAGGTAATGGAAAACGGCATGAACAAGAAAGTAACTGAACCCTATCTGGTTGACGCGTTGAGCTTTACTGAAGCAGAAGCCCGTATCATTGAAGAAATCACTCCGTATATCAGCGGTGAGTTCACTGTTTCGGACATCAAACGCGCCAACTACAGCGAACTGTTCCCCTCTGAAGAAGATGCAGCCGACCGCTGGTTTAAGTGCAAGCTGTTCTTCATCACGCTGGACGAAAAAAGCGGAGCGGAGAAAAAGACCTCCACTACCGTATTGGTACAGGCTTCCGATCTTCGCGATGCTGTAAAGAAACTGGACGAAGGAATGAAAGGTACAATGGCAGACTATCAGATCGCATCCGTAGCCGAAACCGCCATCATGGATGTATATCCGTATGAAGCTAAGGAAGTTCCGATATCCAACACTCAGATATCGGAAGGTGCTGATTCTCCTGTAGTACGCAATTTTATCCAGTCCCTACCGGATGGTTGCAGGACAACCATAACAGTAGCAGGAAAGCAGGTTGTTGTCGACAAGACCGGCAAGGACACGGTAGTAACCCCACATAAGGAAAAAGACGATGACATACGAGGAGATGATTAAAAAAGCGCAGTCGTACAAAATGCGCGGGAAGCCGAAGAATGACGAGCACCGCATACAGTCCGCTTGTGTCCGCTGGTTCCGTTTAAAATATCCGAAACTTAAAAACGTGCTTTTTGCTGTTCCCAATGGTGGCAGACGTGATGCCATCACCGGAGCGAGACTGAAGGAGGAAGGTGCGACCAGCGGAGTGTCAGATTTGATACTGCTGAAGAGCAACCGCTTCTATGGAGGACTTTGCATTGAGATGAAAAAGCCGGGAGGCCGCCAGTCTCCTGCACAAAAGGAATGGCAGAAGGATGCGGAAGCCAACGGAGCGAAATACGTCGTCTGTAAATCATTGGATGAGTTTATGAAAGTGACAATTGATTATTTGAATGACGTATGACAAACAGAAAAACTATAAACCATAAATTGAATTGCAAGTATGGAGATAAACTGTAAATATTGTCCTAAAAACGATGGGACCGGCAACTGCCTCATTAACGGATGCCCCCTGCCTCCTGTCATAAAGGAGATAGAAGAAATGCAGTCCTTTTTGGAGATAACCGCAAGTGACAATCCAAAGGAGCTTATAGACCGCCTCACTGATATAAACGTCTATCTCGCACGCTCTGGCAAGCTGCTTGCTGACGCCAAGGCATATCAGGATCAGGTGACAGCGAATGTATATGCCAGCCACATGGAATTCATCTCACGTGTTCCCGCGACTGTCGCCATGAAATTTGTCGCCGCGCAAAGTGTGACCGCCAATCAGATTGTGACATGGCTGGACCGTATAAACCGTACCCTCGTCCATGCCGGAGACAATATCAGGACCCAGATATCCTTTGCCAAACAGGATATGGCACTGCAAAGGAAAGGCTACTGATAAATAACGTTTAAATTATTGATATTCAGAAATATATTTATTGTAATCCCATAACAAAAAGTTAACTTTACAATATATATAACAAACTGATTATCAAACAATAGACATGATGAAAAAGGATACAAAAAGGAAATCATTTGTCTTCTATATAGAATGGCAGGAAGTGCTGATGGAATATCCTGAGGAGGTCAGACTTGAAGTGTACGATGCAATTATCAAGTACGCCGCATCGGGGACACTGTCGGAGCAGAAACCGTTGGCTAAAATGGCATTCTCTTTTATAAAGAAACAGATAGATGAGAATTTGCTACATGAACCTCCAAGCGGAGAAAACCACTGGAACTGGAAATGTGGAATTACTGATGATAACCACAGATGCAGGAATTCAAGCGGCTATAGAAATTGGCGAAATTCAGTCTTGGAAAGAGACAACTTTACATGTTGCCGTTGTAAAAAACGTAACGTGGAGTTAAATGCACACCATATCAAACCATTTTCTTTATATCCCGAATTGAGATTCGATATAGATAATGGCATTACATTGTGTCGAGAAATGTCATATAGGACTACATAAAGAACAAATGAAATGGGAAAAGAAAGTTTTTTGATATATAAATCGTTTTACAAGCCTATATCGAAGTTATCGGACAAGCAACTTGGAAGATTATTCCGAGCTATATTCAAGTATCAACTTGGCGAGATTATTACGGTAGAGGAGGACATTGAAATAGCATTTGAGTTCTTCAAGAATCAATTTGAAATAGATGAAAACAAATACCATGGCATTGTCGAGAGAAACCGTAGTAATGGAAGCAAAGGGGGTGCTCCGAAGAGAGCGAAGAATGATAATTCGGATGATATTGGAACAACCCAAATAAACCCAAATAACCCAGTGGGTTTTTCAGAACCCAAAAAAGCCGATAATGATAATGATAATGTAAATGATAATAATAACTCTCTCTCTAGCGCGCATACGCGTGAAAACCTGGGCGATATTTCATCAGAAACATTCGATATGGATTTAGACAAATGCTTCGCGGACCTAAAGTCTGAGGAAGGATGGCTGAGGGATGCTTGGGAACGGGCATACAGGAACGGATTCAGGAACTTCACTTTGGATGAATGCAAAGACAAATACGTTGACCTGTACTATTGGAAGCTAAAGGGGGAAGGCGTTACACACAAGTCTGTTTCAGATGCAAAACGCCATTTCTCAAACTGGTTGATAACGGAACTTAAAAAACAGAAAGATGACAGAGCAAGAACAAAAACTTTCAGCAGAGCTACAACAGATCCGACAGGAAAAGTCATTTGCGGCGAAACTGAAACAGGAACAGATATACAATCTGGTGGAGCGTCACAAAAAGACTATTCTGCAAGATTTTGAATATGACCTGACGAATCCAGCCGAATATTACGCCCATCGTGATCTTGTCAGGCAGCTGGGCAATGATTATACTGGACGTGAATTCAGGGAGTTCGAGGTTGACGAGAACAACTCGAAGGTATTGTCTTTCCTGCTGTATTACTTCAACGGATGCAGACTGGCCGAGAAAGTGTTTCCCGATGAGGGTTACAAGATTCACAAGAACCTGCTGATTGTCGGGGCACCCGGCACTGGAAAAACAATGATCATGCAGATTTTCGCCGATTATCTGCGTCTGACACGGAATCCCAGCCAGTTTGAAAACCTCTCCGTCACCCAGATGATGAACTACTACAAGATGAACGGACACATAGACCTGTATTCCTACAACGAGGGGCAGTCAAAAGGATTCAATCCCGCCCCGTTCAATATCTGTCTGAACGACATAGGTTTGGAAACCGAGAATCAGAAGAGCTACGGTACCAGTCTTGACAGCGTGATAGACGAGTTTCTCTATGCGCGTTATGAGATTTACCAGCAGTTCGGGAAGAAATACCATATCACCAGCAATCTGAACATCGGTGATTTCAGGAAACGGTTTGAAGGACGTCTGATTGACAGATTCAAGAGTTTTAATGTCATTCCCCTGCTCGGAAACAGCCGCAGGAGATGACAGTTATATTAAGTTAAGCAGATGCGTTTTTAAGATTATATTATTTGAGAAACAAATAAATAAAAGTTATCTTTACATACATAAAAGAATTAATAAAAACCAAGAGCAATGAACATTACGAAAGTTTTGGCGGAAGAAGTTGCCAATAAAATGGTAGAGCCGTTAGAAAAGAAAATCAACCTGTTGCATGATGAACAGGTCAGGATTACGGAAGAGGTGATCCGAAAATCCATTCCACAGGAAATCACCGACTGTTTTCAAAAGTTCCGGTCTTATTTCTCTGTTGCATATAGCATCACACTGTTTAACGGTTCCTATGAAAAACGTGTTGCCGGACTGAAAGGATTTCCCAGCGCAAACGCTTACTATCCTCACATTGAGGCGGACAGGGAAGTTATTGAAAAGATAGACAAACTGGAAATCGAGATCAGTGCGGTAAAGGATGAGAAGACCAAGGTATATGAATCAGTCGTTGCGTCACTTCTGACATTACGGACATTCAAAAGAATCAAAGAGAATTTCCCTGAGGCATACAGACATATTGCCTGCTATGAAGATAAGGGAAAAACATCCGTATCCCTGCCGATAGACAATATCATGGACACTTTGAAAAAATACACCGTATGACATCTTGGGGAAGTTCACATTTTACAACTTCTCCCCTATTCTGCGGATAATCTGACTTTATTTTTATTTGAAAGTCAAGCAAAATTTATTATTATGCAAGAAACAACTCAATTGAACACACTGACCAACATCGTATTTGTCCTCACGGACGTTTTAGAAACCAACCTTCTAGAAATGCAGCAGCAATACAAGAAGGAAGGCTTTGAATTGCGGCACGATTCAAAAAGAAACTTCAACACAGCCATAGCCGCGATAAAGAGATTGAAAAGTGATGTGAATCATTGCAGCGAATCCACTCAGGAAAACTTCGGCAATGATTCTGACATGGTGAACGCCATGTTGCTCACACTGATTGACAGATGCGGTGATGATGACAACCTCGCTTATAAGATGTACGAATACATTAAATCTTTCCCGTCCAAACTGAATCTAGACTTGGATTTGGATAATGCGTTCAGCCACCTGTTTAAAAAGGAGAAATTATGAAATCGCAGAAAAATATCTTAAAATCCATTGAAGGTCTGTCCGATATAGAACTATTTGTTATTGATCTCTTTTGTGGCGCCGGCGGTTTGTCCGAAGGTGTGGAAGAAGCACGATTGGATGGAAATAGATGTGGAAAGGTTGTTTGCTGTGTGAACCATGACAAGAATGCCATCCTTTCACATGATGCCAATATCCCTGATGCACTTCACTTTATTGAGGATATCCGTACACTGGAACTTTCCCCGATAAGCACTATTGTAGAACGTATCCGTCAGCTATACCCTGATGCCATGATAATGCTTCATGCTTCTTTGGAGTGTACCAACTTCTCGAAAGCCAAAGGCGGTCAGCCGAGAGATGCCGACAGCCGAACGTTGGCAGAACATCTCTTCCGTTATATTGATGTTATAGACCCTGACTACATTCAGATTGAAAATGTAGAAGAGTTTATGTCATGGGGAGATATGGATGAGAATGGGAAACCTATCAGCATGGACAAAGGCCGGCTTTATCAAAAGTGGGTGCGCAATGTCAAGAAGTACGGTTACAACTTTGAGCACCGCATCTTAAATGCTGCCGACTTCGGTGCCTACACCACAAGAAAACGCTTCTTCGGCATCTTTGCTAAAAAGAACTTGCCGATAGTATTCCCTGAACCGACCCACTGTAAAGGTGGTAGGCAAGATATGTTCTCGCGGCTGGAGAAGTGGAAGCCGGTAAAAGATGTGCTTGATTTCTCTGATGAAGGAACTACCATCTTCAGGGAAAAGCCTCTTGCAGAGAAAACGCTTGAACGTATCTATGCTGGACTTATCAAGTTTGTAGCCGGAGGAAAGGATGCTTTCCTTTCCCGTTACAATACGGTTCGCCCTCAAGACACATGCAAATCAGTTGATGAACCATGCGGAGTGTTGACTACTGAAAACCGCTTTGCAAAGGTACAGGTAAGTTTCCTCTCCAAACAGTTCAGCGGACATCCCGAAAGCAAGAATGTGTCCGTAGAAGAACCGGCAGGTGCAATCACCTGCAAAGACCACCATGTTTTTGTCTCTGCTTATTATGGAAATGGACATAATCATTCGGTAGACCTTCCAGCTCCAACGGTCACAACGAAGGACAGGATGGCTTTAATTGAAAGCCGATTTATGTGTTCTTATAACTTTAAGGATACAGGAAAGGATATTAATCAGCCTTGTCCTACACTTCTGACTAAAGACAGACTTTCCCTTGTATCTCCATTTTTTATGAATCAATATTCTGGAGGTGGTCAGGTGTCTGATATAAACTCGCCATGCCCCGCTGTTACCACAACACCGAAACAAAACTTGGTAACATGCCAGCCGTGGATAATGAATACTGCATTCTCAAATGTAGGTAGCAGTATAGAGGAACCCTCCCAGACCATTACCGCAAACAGGAAATGGCACTATCTGATGAATCCACAGTTCAACAGTGCTGGCGGCTCTGTTGATAGCCCCTGCTTCACATTAATAGCCCGCATGGATAAGATGCCGCCCTATCTGGTAGCAACAGAAAGCGGTCAGGTAGCGATTGAAATCTACGACAATGATAGTCCTATGACCGTGAAGATAAAGGAGTTCATGGCACTGTATGGCATAGTGGATATTAAAATGCGGATGCTTCGCATTCCGGAACTCAAAAAGATTATGGGATTCCCTGAAGATTATGTTTTAATAGGCACACAAGCTGACCAAAAGAAATTTATCGGGAATGCGGTGGAGGTTACACAAGCGAGAAAAAATACTGAAGCACTTTGCAAAGTATTGAGAAAGTTGAGATTGAAGAAATCAAAAGAAATAGCTTAATGGAAAATGGAAAACTTATATTAGATGCCTGTTGTGGCAGTAGAATGTTTTGGTTTGACAAATATAATCCTCTTGCCTTATTTGTTGACAAACGTTCGGAAACACTTACGGCCAAGGACAGGGGTAAGACAAGAATCATAGAAATAAAGCCGGATGTAATAGCCGATTTCACCAACCTTCCATTTGAAGACAATTCTTTCTACATGGTGGTGTTCGACCCACCGCACCTGAAAACACTTGGTGCAACCTCATGGATGGCTAAAAAGTACGGAAAACTGCCGAAAGACTGGCAGTCACTCATACACGATGGATTTACTGAGTGTATGCGCGTCTTGAAGCCTTACGGCACTCTTGTATTCAAATGGAACGAGAGTGAAATAAAAACAGTGGATGTATTGTCT